TCGTAAAGCAGCGTTTGTTCCGTCCGAGATGAATGGCGTAGACAGCACCTGTCGCCGCGTCCCGAAGTTACGGACAGCTACCTGGACTCCGTTTTGGACGTTTCCTGCACCACTTAAAAGACGAAGCTTGTAAACCTCTCCGGTGACAAGGACTTCGTAGTCTGTGCGTGGAACCTGCATCACGCCATCCACCTCAACAAGGTAGAGGTCATCAATGTTAGATGCAGGCGTAGGAGTGTTTAGAGCGTATTCGCGGTGAGTGCCTACGATGTCGCCAGCACTCGTAGTAAACGACCAGCTTTGGGGAAGCTCTGCTCCGTTGTATAGAGCTTGTCCGATGACGTAGCTCTTTGTGGCTACATCTTGTGCATTGACTGGCTCTCCGACATTCTCAATACGACGACCCCCAGCGTCGAACTGATCCCCCGTGTTGATCGGAAGAGCGCCCCCTCCCGTATCCAGCGACTCTTGGATGCTGTAAAGGAACTGGTTGTTCTGAGCATTGATGTCAGACGCCTTGAGGACCGACCCGTCAGAGTATGTCCGAGCCAGCTGGTCTACATCAGTCTTCCGCCCAACCCGCACGTAGTCGTTTGCCGACAGCGGCAGGATGGAAGGAGGACCTAGAAGCGTAATCGTCAGCTGCGGCGTTGTGGCAACCGTAAATTGACCAGAAGAAAGTTCAGTAGCCAACCCCGTGTCATACTTGGTGACCGTCACATAGATGTCGGCAGTGTCCAAGTAGTCTAGTGTCGGAGTGAAGATACCGTTTAACTGGTCTCCGGTAAGCTGACTGTTTCCAGTCCCGTAATCTACGTATGAGTAAGGCATGGTTATCGGTTGGAAATAGGAGCTTTAGAGATAAGTTGGGTGTTGATCAGTTGGTCAAGGGCAGGAATTTTAGCTGCCCAAACCAAGCCTTGGAGGTGTCGCCAGTCCTGTTGAGTAAATTGTCGATCTTGGAACACTGCTGCCATCGTTGCAGAAGTGAGTTCCTTAATTTTTGAGTAGTTGCTGTAAAGAGTAGATCCTTCCAAAGGATCCACTGCTTGACCTGTAGTTCGGCCAGACGAGTCAAAGATCCCGTGTCCTGTCGTTTGCTTAGACGCCAAGTCAATTAGCGAGGGGAAAATTGTAGAGTATCCACTCCGCATAATTGCAGACCTAATAAGTTTCTCGTTGTCTCCGGTCTTGTCCTCCCAGTATCGCTCTGGATCGGCTTGACCAAGAGAACGGTAGTAAGTCTGCATAACATAGCCTAGTGTAGCTAACCCTGCTCCACCGACTACGTTTGCAAGTTCATAGGCATCAGCGCGAGCCAGTCCAGCCGCAAGCTGCTTAGACTTAGCCACGACAGCGAACACACGGAACTGGCTAAACAGCTTGCCGAACTCGGTGTTCATCCAAGCTGGCATTTCAGAGAACGTCTGTCGCTGCACCATGCTGTCAGTGCTGCGCCGCAAAGCCATCACAAACTTGTCTACAATCTCCTGGTCTTTTACTTTTGAAAAGTCAAAGCTCTTGACCTTGTAGCGACCAAAGTGGCCGCGCTGATACTTGACGTAGTCAGGGTTGCGGAGAACTTTGACGATTCGGTTAACATCGTCTTCGTTCATGCCGAGTTGCGCGAAACGCTCCTTCGAGTTCCTCCACCAGCTTCGCTTCAGTACAACCTTGCCATCCTCGGCAATGCTAAAAGCAGTGTTCATGAAGTGCTGGAAGGAAGCGCGGGAAGCCCACCGACGCATCATCGTATCCATCGGCATGACGCCGAACGGGTTCAACACAGAGACTAGACGACCCGTGTCGAACACCTTGCCAATCGTAGTGCTCGTGAACTCAGTGTCGTCGAAGCCGATGTCATCCATGCGCCGCATGAAGTGGTCGCCACGACTGTGGTCGCCAGCGATGCCAGTAAAAGTCTCGATGCATGACGACAGTTCATCGACTTCGCTCTTCATCCGGCTCTTTCGGAACCCCATTCCAAAGGTCGAGATGAAGTCTCGAAGATTGAACTGTTCAAATGCTGCTTGGAATCCTGAGCGGCATACAATGTTTGCCATTTCAGGAATCTGAGCAAAGCCCATAGTCATGCCGAGAGTGGCCTGGGCAAACATGTTGTTTGCTTGAGCGATCTTCATGACGGTCTGGTTGTAGACCCGTTGACCCGTAAGGGTCTTGTAGGCGACATCTACCATCCTTTCATACATGTCAATCTCTTTAGCTGAGTCGCCAGCGTCTTGAGCAGACTCTCGGATCAACTTTCTGACATCAACCATCGTCTTGTCTGGGTCGCCGTTAAACAGTTGAGCGATGCCTTTTCGAGCAGACACCGCACCAATTGCTTGGTGAGCATATCGACGAGTAAGAAGGTTGAGGTCCATATCCATTAACTCATCGATATGTACTTCAACGCCATCGATGGTCTTTGAGAAAAGCTCATCAAGGTTAATGCGACTACGTCCAAAAGAAAGGTTGGGCGCATCCGTGTGGTTACGAGCGATGATTCCAATAAGGTCTTCAGCAAGACCCACCACGCCGCCTGCTTCTGCAAGAGCGTCGTCTTGAATGTCAGACAGCTCTTCAACTAGCTGCTTTTTCAAGCTGTCCAGGGTCGTGACGGAGTTATTGAAGCTCCGCTTTGCTTCAGGGTTGTTGAGGAATTCGGCGATTCTCTTAGCTACAGCTTTGGCTTGCTTTTCAGTAAGCTTTGCCGTATTGCCAGAGTTTTTAGCAAGAATAGCTTCTGCAAGAAAGTTTGTGACTTTCTGCCTTCCTTTCTCTCCCCCTCCAAGCTTTTCAACAATAGCCCTAAACTTAGATGGATTCCAAGCTCGGGTGACGTAAGAGATGTCGTCAGGGATGTTGTCTACAGGAAGCCCTTCTTCCTTTGCATACTTAAGAATTTTCTTGTAGAAGTCTCGTAGGGCATTAACCGCAATTCCTTCTGGTCCGTCGAACTCCTTACCGCTCCGGGCCATTCGGATAATATCTCGGTCCATCAGCTTGCGGCCCTGCCGCCGCGCTGCTTCTCCTGCAATCGCCATCTGTTCTTGTAGAGCACCTGTGATGCGTTCGAAGTTAACGCGAGCAATAGCCATGACGCTGGACTGGCCGTGCCCTCGCGGGTCGTCGAAGAAGATCGCAGCTACACGACGGACCTTGTCGGACTTGCTGTTCAAGAAGCGGTAGACAACAGGGGTAAATGCGCTGTAGAAGAAATCGCCAACCCAGGGGATTAGACTGAGTCCTGGAACCTTCCCAAAACGATCCATCTTGTTTGCAAGCCAGCTACGGAAGCCGACAGCTTGGTCGCTTTCTGTAGCAAGGGTGCCCCCGCGATTTGGGGTGTCGTAGTTTTCGGGAGTTCTCATGAACTCGTTTACAGCGTCCGCATCGTCGCTGTCCCCCGCAGCTACAGGCTCGTTCTTGTCATCAGTGATGATCGCCTCTTCAACATCCTCAGGGTCTTTCTGATTGAGGTCGTCGATGTCGTTGGGGTCTACATCAGGATCGTCCTTCTTGATGTTTGTTCCCTTAAACGTGCTGGAGTCAGCAGCCTCGTCAACTAGATCAGCGTCTACCTTAAAGTCGATCTCTCGACGCTCGCCAAACAACGAGTCGCCTTTCTCAGGCTTGTAGACCGTCCCGTCAGGCCGGACACGCCGAGCAGACTCTAGTTCCATCTCAGCAAGGTCCGCGACATAGATGCGGCTCCTTCCTTCAGGAATCTCTTTTACGTTTTGCTTAACGCGAGCTTTAAACTCCTTTGCAAGCTTTTCAGGATCCTCGATGCCCCGTTCTTTGAGGTAGGAGATGATCTTAGACTTAGCTTCCTTTGAGTTCTTGCCGCGTGCTGTAGCGAGCTTCCATAGCATTTGCTCAGCATTACCAGCAAGATCATAGCGGACCTTTCCAATAACAGCCGCTGTAGGAAAAGCGACGCCCTTTGGCTTGCCGACTTCTCCTACAATTGCGTAGCCTCTCTTAGCCGCTTTGATTGCTGCTTGAATAGTAGCTCTCTTAAGAACATCTCCACCAGCTTTAATCAGGGCAGGATCTACCCCTAGAACAGTAGCGTAGCGGCGACGGGATGCTTTGCCGTTCTTCTGTCGGCCCAGCTGATCCCACTTGCGTTCTACTTGGCCCTTTACGGCGCGGTTTGCCTTTGTCTGTTCGCCGATCCTTTCCAGCATCTTGCGAGCAACCAGCTGATCGCGAATCTTTTGTTCGTCAACCCAACGCCACTGTTGAACAGTAGTATACTTCTGAAGCTTATGACCTGTAGTCAGGTCAGGTCCAGCAGTAGTGACTCCCGAAGAATCCTTAGGTCCAGGAACAGGGACACCGGAGTCGTCAACAAACCGGACACCCTCCAGCTGCGCTGCGATCTTCTCGTCAGCCTTTAGCCTACGTTGGTAGTCTCTTCGGAGCATCTCCCGGTCAGCCTTGCGCCGGGTCTTAGACAGCTTAGCAATGTATTCTTGCTCTAGCTCCTTTCTGCGTTGTTCTCCAAGAAGCTTCTTCTTTTTGTCAACGTAGCTCTTTCGCTTAGATACAAGATTCTTAGCGTCCTTGTAGTATCGTTCAAGTTGGTTGAGACGAATCTGCCTGTCGTTAAACGGAGTACTAGTGCGAACAACAGGGACCGAAGACTCTACCCCGCCTTCAACTTTTGTCTCAAGCTCAATTGTAGTTTTGGTATCCGGCGTAGTTTTCTCTAAACCCGTAGGAGCCTTATCTTTGACCCTCAATGCGGCAAACGGATCATACTCTGTTCCCTTAAGATCATCGAGAACCTCAACCACGACTTCAGGGTCTCGCTCAACCCTGCGAAGAACATTGAGAATCTTTGCGAGCTTCTTTGATCCGATATTAAGAGTGCTGGGTCTGGTTTGAGCCAACGACCCTGATTGTTTCTCCAAAGCCTTAAAACTCTTAATTAAATCCTGACCAACGTCATCTCTCTTAAGAGTATTGATCTGATTACGGATATCAAAAAGCTCTCGCTCTTGAGCTTCAATATACTTCTTAAGAATCTTGATCCGGCTCTTAAGAAACTTCTTTATTTCAGCCTTTGTGGCAGGTCGCCCAGCGGTCTCGTTAAATGCTCGGGGAGGATTCTTTAGCTGCTCTTCTAAGGTTTTTACTTGGCTCTGAGCTTCTTTAACTCTTGTATCAAGAACTTCCTTAGAAGACTCAAGGTCGTTTATCTGTCCTGCTCTTTCTTCCGATTCTTTTTCAAGTTCTCGGAGAGCCTCCCGGTTGTTCTTCTTAAGAAGCTCTTCTTCTTCTGCTCCGTCAATAATCTCACGGATCCCCTTTTCTCGCTGAGACGCAGTGTCTAGCTGGAGCGGAGGTTGCTCTTCTTCGATTTGCTTGCCTAGCTGTTCAAGCTCGTCGTCAACCTGCTTTCTAGCCTGAGCAGCGAATCGTTGCTCGTAGAGGCCAGGAACTTGTAGATCCTGCGATACAGGCTGCGTAGGACGCTTCTGGACGCCGCCTGGAACCTGGAGGTCGTCAGGGACTGCCTGAGTCGTGACCGGAGCACGGCTTCGAGGAACGTCCTCTGGGTTTGCCATCCGCCGCGCAACGTAAGCGGGAGGCTCATCCTGACGCCTGAGCGCGTTTTCAATGTCTTGTTTTCTGTTTGGGATACGGCGCGTTTCGACAACACGCGACTGACCCGTAACCGGATCAATAACAGTAGTTGTTTCCCAATACCTCTCGCTAATATCAATCCCATACTTCTTCGCTTCTTTGCGAAGAGTAGCAAGATCCATCCCCATGACCTCTTCACTAGGGTCTCCACCTACTAGACTTCTGACCCGCACTCTAGGCCGAAGGAGGTTGTTGAGAGCTTGTGCAGTTTTCGTGTCGCCTGCTTTAGCCGCAGCTTCCGCAGCCTGTTGAATTTTAGCGGTGTCTGTAAGCATCCCCATAGGGCCTACAAACATCTGCGGGAACACCGAAGCAATACCTCCACTCAAAACGGTAGAAGCACCCAAGTTGATCAAAAGATCAGTAGGAGTAAGCGTCTTGTCTGTTTGGTATCGGACGCCCTCAAGAGGGATGTCAACAGCCGCCGCTGACCCGACAGCCTTTAGAATAGCCCGTGTCCGCGTGGCTTTACGGGCTGCATTCGCTGCATTAAGGGCTGTAGACCCCGCCGCAGCAGGAGCGCCAACACCGCCTGTAGCGGCACCGATCAACGCGGCGGCAACTGCTGCTTCGCCGCCTGAAGCAATCATAGTCAAAGCCATCCCCGTGGCGAAACCAGTGGCTCCCCCAGAGTAAAGCTCTTGCCGTCGTTTCTCCGTCAAACGAGCATTGTCAAGCTCGTATAGAAACTCTTCAAACGAGCCTGTTTCAGACGCGATGCGATCAATAATTTCCGGGGAGAGGTTTCCTCCAAACTTTACCTTCTCCTCGTCGGTTGGGTAGTAATTAGTTCGCGGAAATACAGGATCACCAATATCGCTGATTAACTGGCCCGTTACAGTCTCTTCAGCAAAAGCATTATACAGCTTTGTCCCAAAGCTAGGGCTCTCTTCTGGAGCAAACCTTTGTTCGGCTTCTAGCTCTCGGACGTTTGGTCTTTGAAAGTTTTCTGGAACGTAGTCCAGACTTCTGACTGCACGCTTGAGAGCGTCCTGCCACTTTTCTTCTTGAGGAGTTGGTTCAGGAAGCGGTAATCCAAATGAACTCATTTATCGTCCCCCGAATCTAAGGATGTTATCGGCACCAGAGCGTTGACTCCGCAAGAACCGCTTAAGCTCTTCGTTATCGATCTTTGCTTGGCTTGAACGCTTAAAGGTTGCCTGAGCAATTGCAGCAACTTCTGCAAGAGAATACTCAGAAGTGCCGTCCACACGAAGCACGCGAGTCATTGCAGACTCCGTAGGACGAAGAAGAACAAAGCGGTCCTTCCTTCCTGGTACCGGAACAAACACCATTTTATCGGCACCGACTCTTCCTACTTTATCAATTGCTTCTTTGTAAAGCCTTGATGCAAGACCTGTTTCGCCAATTACAGTGGAGCCGATACGAAAAGCTTTAGATGCGGTATTGAGCATCTCTAGCCCGGTCATGTTGCCCGGATCTTTCCGAAGAACGTCAACCTCAAAGTTAGAGGTAGACTCATACTTTTCAAATGGGTTAAAAGTGTCCCTGATCTCAGGCGTAAGTTTAGGGAAAACTTTCTTTCTAAAATCCTCGTAAGCTTCGATCTCCTTGCCTTCAGCTTTTCGAAGATTTTCTTCCAAAGTTCTCAGCTTGTGTTGATACTTCTTATACTCTGACGTGTAATTGTATTCATAACGACCTGATTTAGCCGGGATCCTAATCCGGTAATCATCGTACATTGGCTTCTTAGTTGGATCCCCAAGAAGCTTAGGAGGGATCGAATTGTCAGCAGCATTCCACTCAATAAGCCCAGCCTTTTTAAGAATGTTCAGATGGCGCCTTAAAGGCAGGCTGTTTTTAAAACCAATATCTAACCAAGCGTTTGGGGGAATAGTTTTTCCCTTTAGCCCGTGCAGATAATTAAGAACCTTTTTTGAGTCTTTCTCTTTTAGTCGGTTTATTTTAAAAGCGTAATCGTTAATCTCTTTGATCTTTTTGTCTAGCCCCTGTGATCGAGGAACGACATCAATTCTTTCGACACCGGGCTGGCCTGGAACAATATCCTCAGGCTGCAAATCTCCCTTGCGAAGCTTTCCTTCCCGGCGCAGTTTTTCAAGCTCTCTAAGGCTTTTAGAAAACGTGGGTTCGGTAGGAGGAAGGAACTTCTGCTCAAAGATCTGGATCTTGCGGTGCTTAACCCAGAAGTCTTCGTAATCAGCCTTTGCCTTCAAGAACTTATCTCTCTTCTGCTTCTGTTGCGCTCTCGTCAGCTTTTCTTCAGCAGTGGGAGGTTGCCAGTCAGGGTTCCTACGCATCAACGGAGATGCCCCAGCCGCCGTCGCGGGGGTTAGTAAACTCATAGGAAAACGGTATCCCCCCACATCGGCCATGTCGTTTGTGACGGTAGCTACGGCCATCTCAACGGCACGCTCGGGCTCCACACCAGCCACGCCCGCAAACATGCGAGCAAGCCGAGTTACTTGAGCTTGCGCTGTTCCGCGTCGGGTAGCAAACGGAACAAACACATTGGCTAGCTCTTGTTGCTTACGGAAGACCTCAGCATTGATGTCTTCCATAATTGTGGTCTCTCCAGTAGGGCCGACTTTAGTAACTGTTTCTTCAATAGCTACGGGGTCAAACTTTCCATCACGCATAAGCCCATTAAGAGTTGCAATAGGGCTAATACCAGGAAGAGCTTTTTGCCTGTGCATTTCATTTGCAATCAGCAAAAACTTAGCGGTCTCTTCCCCAAGCACGTCTGAGGCTAGAGTAGGGTTAGTGTCCTTGTTAGACGAAAGGATCTTGTAGACAGTCATAGCCCCTTGGAGGTTTGTCATTGCCTCCTGCTCAGTGAGGTAATCTCCCGTGACCATTTGATCTACCTGAGCTTTTAGACTGTTAGACTCATTATACTGCAAGCTTCTGATCGACGCTGCCTTGGCAAAGACATCGATCATAGAATCAGGGAAAGGCTCTCCGTTTTCTTGGATGTAACTAACAGAAAAATCTTCAGTCCTAGCAAGGACTGACCCTTCACCTACCTCAGGCACGATTCTAAGGGCCGGATCCGATTTCATCCTAGCAAGGATGGCGTTTCGCTGAATGACCATGTCTTCAACGAGAGCTTCTTCCTTGGCATTCCTTGCAAGCTTGTCGAGAGAAAACGAGTGAGTATTACCGTCCTTCTCCAGCTTAATTGTCTTTGTTGCTGGATCGTATGACCCACCGTTTTTCAAGAATGATTCGTGGAACGCTTTTTCCGCAGCGGCTTGCTGAGGATTTTCTGTAGAGTAAACGCCCTTCAAGGTTTCTTCGAGCTTCCGGGCACCGTCCTCAGCAAGGGCTTCTCCAGGCACAGCATCTGTCCTGATCTTCTTCAAGAAGAAATCAGTCCACGTCTTTTCTAAAGTTTTGCTGCTGTCAATAAATGCTTGCTTAGCTTCTGCTGCAAGAATCTTATCTTGCTTAACTTCAAGAGCAGGCTCAACCTCATTCTGCCACTTAACCAGAGCTTCTCCAGAAAGAAGCTTAGTGCGAGAATTACGAGGGCCAGTTTGGATTCGTTCAAGAATCGCAATGCCAGCATCCATACCGGCAGAAGTATCTTGAGACCTGAGCCAGTTAAAGACTGCGTCAGCTACAATGTTGTTAGCTTGTAGAACAGTAGAAACGCCAGTAATTCTGTGGTTGTCTAGGAGCTTCGTAACCTTCTCAGCCGCAAACGCAGCCGGGTCAAGGACTGACCCTTCACCCTCTTCAGGCACAATGCTAAAGAAAGGATCAAGTGCCTCGTTAAGTAGAACGTGAGTTTCGTTCTCTAGAAAGTGCTGTTCATCTTTTGCCTGAGCAACCCCAATTACGCGCTCGTGCGTACGAAGAAGCCCAACCTTTGCGTCGCTTCGGGCACTTAAGTAGCGAGCATTAAAAGCATCTTTGTCGGGAATCCACTTTGGGACATCCCGAATGACTGACTCAGTACGAGTCTTATACCACCTTGAAAACCAGTTGGGGTCTTTGATCTCATCGTCCATCCGGGCGTGCAAGCCCTCAAGAGCACTTACGTCCCGACTAGTATCTCTTTCCGCATACCTTCTCGCAACGGTCATAGACATTGCTTCAGAGTAGGCGCTGTGCTCGCTGATGCTGATTTCGTCCTTGCTCAGCATGGTGTCCATCTGAGCTTTCACCTTAGCCATGGTGTCTACGTCATCAAGATTGATCAGCTGTCCAATCTTTTCACCAAGCCTTTTTGCTTCAGCTTCTGCTCGGTCGGCTTCCCTCTGTAGCTTATTTGCCTTCGCCTCAGCGTCTGCTTCGTTTCGCCTACGGATTGCTTCAGCTTCTTTTCGGTTTCTGTCGGCTTTCTCAAGCTGAGCCCGCTGTTCCGCTTCAGCCCTCTTAATAGCAGAGTCTTGCTCTTTAACTCGCTGCTCTTCTCTTTCTTGGCTTTGTAGCTGCGCCGTCCCTAAATCTGCGAGAGATCGCGAAAGCTGGCCGAGAGACGACGCAAGATTCTGCAAGTCTACCGCAGGCTGGTTGCTGATCGGCGTTGGGGCTACGGGGGCAACAGGAGCTTGAGGCATCCCCGCCAAGCCAGGAGCAACAGCGGTGTTGACAGGTCTTGCCACGACCTGGGTCAACGGAGTTGGCTCGTTAGGCCGTCGTCTTGTAGCCATAGTTTAGTATCGGGAAAGGTAGTAAGGGACCGTGGGAGTCGGCTGGGGAGCCATGCCGGGAGCGTAGACCCCGCTTGTTTGAGGAGGGACGGTAAACGTGCTCGTAGGCGTCGTGTCGAACACTCCCATTCGTTGAGCGTGGGCAGTAGCACCGAGAACTCCACTGACTCCTTGCAGAACATAAGGCATCATGCTCGGCTGTTGGACGTTGCCGACAGGCTGGGCAGGATCAATAGGAGCCAATGGTGCAGGCATTGCAGCGTTTAGCTGGCCTTGCGCTTGTGCTTGCATACTCAGCATGTCGCGCATTCCCTGACGAATCTGGGCGTCCAGGTTCCTGTAAGTAGTATACTTCTGCTTAGCAGAGGCAGCTTCATACTGCTGCTGTGCTAGTCGAAGAGAGTTGCCAGAACCCAAATCACCGCCTCGCGCTGCTCGTAGTTGTGACAAGCCCTGCTGCTGTGAGGTATCGTAGGCAGCGGCTTGCTCCATTGCTTGGTCTCGTTGCTGATTAAGCCTTTCCAGCATCGCGCCATACTGGCCCGTCAGACTGTTTTGGATTGAATCTGCGGTTGTTTGGTAAGTCTCTTCCTGCCACTCACCGATCTTTTGCTGATACTCAACTTGTTGGAGGTATCTTTCATTTCGGTAAATAGCTTGCTGCCTAGCGTTTTCACCGGCAATCTTTGCTCCTTTCCTTGCAGAGGCCCCGCCAGCAACCGCACTTCCAAGAGAAGCTATGCCCATGCCAATACTTACTGGCTCACACATGACTTAACCTCGCAAACTCGTAAAATGATTGATGTTCAGGTCCATTCTTTACTTCCCTGATAAAGCAGAACCCAAGCCAGCGAAGCCACTTGATGTGGACTGTGTTTCTTGTATGCACAAGATTGCAGACCATGTCGTAGGGCTCAGTTAAAAAAGGAAGAAACCTGCGGGACCACCGCAAAAACGTAATGGGGTTTGTGTCGATAGCGTCTGTGCCTAGAAGCCAAATCGCACCAACATTCCCACTTATGGGAGCTATTCCAAAGAGCGCCTGGGGTCCTGACGGACCCCTAAACGCGAAACAGGGCTGAGAGGAGCTGTAGCTCGCTCTGAGCGCATCTTCGGGCAGGTAGCCCCCAGAGGCCCACACCTCGTCTTTGTCTGCCTGACGAAGCCTGGGGGCCATCTGGACAACGTCGTCCTCAGTAGCGATGTCGATCCACATTAAGCAAACTGAGACCGGCTAGTGTACTGCGCTTCAAACTGAATAGATTGGATGTTACTCGGGAACGGTGAGTCGTTCTCAATCTCAATCTTTACAGCATCAGACTCAGCAAATATGGGGAATCTAAACTTGCCGTCTACTGAGGGGACCTGACCCAGGAACCCGCCTGTAGACAAGAAGCGTCCGCTGAAGGGATACTCGATTGTAGTGCCATCAACGTCGGCTACCTCATTAGTCACCTTAACAGTGAAGAAGGCAGAGTCGTCGTAAACGACAGTCATGTAGCGAAGCTGGTGCCTGCCTGTAGCAATCGTCTCGACACCAGATCCCTGATCTATAGTCCGCTTAAATGTGGGTTTAGTAAGCTCGTATCGCATCGTGTAGGGAAGACCGATGTAGAACTTGTCGTCAGCCGCGAACTGCTCTTCCAAGGTAATGGAGTCAACGGTAGTAGAAGCAATCGACATTACCTTGCCGTCTGTAGACACGACCTTGACTGCCGCCTGCTCTTGCTCAGTCAAACTGTAGTCAGGGCGAGAAGTGTTGGTCAAGTAAATTGTGTTACCACTAGAGGGGCTATTAGTGCCGTCTCCTGTGACCAAGATACGACGGTCTAGGTGTGTGACGTAGTCGGCGTTGTCATCGAGCAGTCCGGTTTGCAAGTCCATTCGCTCAAGGTAAGTTTCTACTCCACGCTTTACGACCAAGAACAGCGACTGCTGCAAGAAGGCGCACTGAATGACTTCAGCCTCAGGCAAGATCATCCTGAACCACGCTGACTGCACTCGGCCTTGCGGAGTCCTGAAGAACTTGTATGCGTATAGCGTGTCAGCGTCTTCTGCACGAATGACGATAATGTCCTCGTGGTTAGACGCAGTCATCGTCTTGATGTCGCCCTTGATGTAGCGAGGGACCTGAAGCGTAGACTCGGTTGCATCAAAGTTGATGTCCGTCTCGTTCGTCTTGTAGAACTCTCGCACACCACTGTAGGCTCCCCGGCTAAACGGGAAGAACAAGGTATTACCTGCTGGAACAGGAGCGCAAGTGCCCGATGAGTTGAACGTAGTGGCCCGCGTTACCGTAGCAGTCTGTGGAGTCAGAATAGGGACTCCTTGCAGGATGAACTGAGCACGCTCTGAGAACAGCACAAGGCGGTCGCTGAACGGAACTGCACGAGTCAGGTTGTTAACATCCGTGCCGCCTACTCCCACATCAATCGTAGCAGAGTCAAGCAGCTGAGTGACCGTAGTGCGGAAGAAGTTGAAGAACTCTCCTGCTTCGCTTAGAGAGATGTTCTCGCCACTGACAAAGCACAGCCGTCCCTTGAAGTATGCAATGTCCTGGATCGGGTTGCCGATGTATGATGGGAGAGGGTTCGTGAGTTCTGAGCCCGCTTCGCGATCAGCGAACTTAAAGTCTTGCCAGCGGTCTGCTAGATCCGGGTGACCTGCGTTGTTGTTAGGGGCGTTTCCATCAGCAGGCTTGATAACGAAAGGGTTGTAGCCACCACTTGTCGGTTGCCGCACTAGGATCAGCGGCATGGTAGCTGAGTCAATTCTGTAGGGGATCTCGGGCTCTACCGTCTCGACCCAAAGACCGTCGCCCACGCCCGTGCCGGGGCCGTTGCGCTCAAACTTGACGTAGTAGTCGTCAATTTCAGACTCGGGATCTCCTTCTACTTTGACGATCATTCCATCACGGGCTGACCCAGGGAGATCTGAGAACTGCTGTGCAGTCCCCTTGACAAGACTGTGCGCGTTGTTGCCCAGTGAGTCTTCTACTTCAATGTTGAAGTCATCGCCGTTGTTGGTGTAGATGTAAAGGACATTGCCGATACGCTGCGCCGTGATGTTGCTGAAGCTGTTAATGCCCGCTGTTGCGCCGCCTTCGTAGGTAATCGTGAGGCCGTCGTCAGCCGGTGGAGTTCCCCCAGAACGCAAATATTCTGCAAGCTCATTAGTTCTTACAGGAGTAGGGTCGAGGTGGGCGGCGCTTCCTTGAGTGTGAACTTGTGGTTCATGTTCAATGATGACAGCTTGCGTAGTGCCCCCTGCGACCGTGATAGCAACTCGAATCTTCAGGCCCTGGCCGCTGGCCTTGAGCCACAGCAAAGCTTCGTGGGCACTGATGCTGGCAGGAGAAGTCCCTGCGGTCATTGCTACGCTAGTCTGCGTGTTGACGATCCAAGTTACATCACCGATTGTGATGGCCCGCAGAGTCTCAGGCGTGCTGTCAGCAAGGTAGGGAAGCGTGTTAGTCCCGCCAGGATACGACACGGTTTGGTAAGCACCGTTGATGTCGTAGATGTTGAGACTGCCTTCACCAGTCACCGTTAGGATATACTTTTCATTCTCATCCCTCTGGATGAAGTGGACAAACGAGTCTGACAGGTCAAGGGCTGCACCCCCAGACTGCTTGAGTTCTGCTACGTGGTTCGTAGGGGGCCTCTTGACTAGACCGCCGATGACGAGCGGCAGGGCGTTCTCTTGAGCTTCGCACTGGGTTTCGAGCCGTTGAGAAGCGGGCTGCTGCGAAACGCCACCGTTAAGGTTGGGGAAGCTCGTAGAGATCAGAGGCATTAGATCATGTCCGTGCGGTTGACTCGGGGCCTAGCGACGATGTTCCAAACGTCGTAGTTGTCAAAGATAGAATAGTCGCCAGTGTCCATCTCAAACTCACGGAGAAGAGCACGGGCGCGGACTTCGTCCTGTTGCGAGAAGGCGTGGTGCGCCTGGGATCCGACCATGCGATCTTGGAAGATCCTGGCAGCACGCACGGTGATGTATCGCCTCGCAGGCTCAGGGAGGTCGTCCCAATCCAGAAGGTAGATCACCATAGCCTTGACAGACTTAGTGAACTCGTATGTGTTGTTAGAGCGGTTGAACAGCTTGCTCCCGCGCTGAGTGATGTCACGGTCGTCGTAGAGACTCGACGAGCCCGTCCCGGTGGTCCGGTAGGCGATGTCTACTCGCACGACATTGTCTGCCAGCACAATCTCTTTGTTGCTGTCAGGATCCAGATTGACATCGAACTGGGTGTTGAAGTGCCACCCTGCGGTCTGCACCTCACTGCTTACTTCTTCCAGAATGTTCCTGGCGATGGCAGCGTCAGCGTTCTTCTGCCCCTCCAGAAAGTTGATCGGAGGTTCACCAACAGCCGACAACATAGTGTTGACTGCCTTGAGTTCAGTCGTCCTTGCAATAGCCATTGATGCTCCTTGATGGTGGGCGGGTGCCCCAGTTAGACCGGGGCACCCTTAGTTAGACTAGCCAGCCGCCTGGAGAGTCTTGAGCGCATAGCAGCACTCTTCACGAAGGACACCGTGTCCCATCGCGTACTTCGCCATCAGCATCGTGCCGAGACGCTCCATGAAGTATTCCGACTCCATGGCGAGGTCCATCAGCTTGACGGTGCCGAGACCTTCCGTTTGGAAGATCAGACCCTCAACGCCGGTAGCATCGGTGCCGTAGCCGACGCCCGAAGCGCCAAACACATCGTTTTGGATTTGACCGTTGGTAAGCAGCGCATCCGACGACTCATCCCCAGTCGGGAGGTGGTTCGTCTTCATGATGCGAATGCCAGCAACAGACACGATGTTGCCGCCAGCAACCGAGCCGTTACCGTCGTTGCCGTAGTCACGGTTGATTGCATCCTTTTCCTCATTGATCAGCGTGTAGTAGTTCGCTGGAGTAAGGAGAGCAACACGACCGACGCTGCTGACGTTCTTCTGATCCATCAAGCGAGCCGCCGTAAAGAAGCCCCGGATCAAGTTTGCAGCCTTTTGCGACGCCGTGGTCGCGGTGCCGCCAGCGGCGAGTTGGACGCCCACAGCGTTGTCAGCGAGGACATAGCCCGTGCTAACAACAGCACTGTTGGCGACCTGGGCAATCGCAATCTGAGCACCGTGGTAGAGACTACCTTCCGACCAAGCGGTACCGAAACGGTCGTTACCGGCTTGAACAGCACCAGCAAGGACAGTCCGCATGGACGCCTTGTCAGCGTGGTAGGCCAGTTGGCGACCAATCTCAGTCGAGTAGATGCTCCGAACCTCGTAGTGGTTCTTCGCTTCATCGATGTCAGCCAGGAACGCCGAAGCAGTCAAGACACCGTCGATGGAGATGATCCGCTCGTTGTGCTTGATGGTGGACAGGTATTCGTTACCTGACGTTTGCTCGTCCCCGAACAGGGACTCACCCGGCGTGTGATACTTAGCCGCCGCAACGCCCGTCACCGGGAATTGAGCCGACTTACCACTGGAGATCGTGCGGACACGATGCAGCGGCATCATCACATTCTCTTCTTCGAACGTAGTAAGGACTTCACCGCTGAAGACCTTGAGGAAGAGATCGTTTTCGTTAGCAGTGGTGCGTGCTGCACCGTTAGTGACGCCCAGACTCGAAGGGGCTTGAGAACCGTAATAAACCATTAGAGTAACTCCTAATAGAAGGTTTTGGGATTGGTTAACAAAAGAAAAGGTCTGATGGCCTAGTCTCGGTAACCAAGAGTTACTCAGTTATCCACCGCAGCGGGCCGAAGTTGTAGTTCCTCGACATCGCCATCATCCGACTGGACCCCGCAGGGTCCGGTGGTTCAATTAGGTTGCAGAACGCGCAGCAGCACGAGCAACTCGTTCAGCAGCACTAGCAGAAGGGCCGCGCCAAAGACGCACGCCAGCAATCGCAAGAGCCACTTCGAGAACAACTCGACCCATTTGGAAATACCAAGGGTCGCCAGTGTTCGTTGCCAGTGCCTCGCGCAGGGCCGCAGCTTGCGTAGCTGTGACGGTGCCTGAGCTTTCCATCTGGCTAATGACTTGCATAGCAAGCTCCACTTGCCCGGTATCAAAGACGCCACAAGAGCAGAATAGGAAAGGAAGGGGGAGAAAGTAGAGGTATCGCATTAGAGGATGTTAGATACAGAAAGGCGTGACTCGATCTGCTTGCGGTAAGCAGGATCCTTGGTGTAGCGGGGATCCTTCATTGCAGCCGTCAGTTCGGCCAGCGACTGGAACCCGCTGGAGGCCCCAGAGGACGAGGTACTGCCCTGGACGAGAGGCCGTGCGCCCCCACCCTGGGACTCGAAGCGCATCGCCAGACCTCGGATCGCGAACATCATGTCGTCCTGCGTGCCCTCCATGACGGCCCGGTTGAATGCATTTTGCTCGCCTTCAGAGAGGTTGTCGCCAGCCCACTCGACCATGCTGTTGTAGCGTTCCTCACCACCTACTTCGCTGTAGATGGAGCTGAACTGGGCGTCCAGCAGAGCTTGCTGGCCAGCGATGTAGCCGTCAATCATCTCACGCGGGATCCCCTGCGCTTCGATAGCCTGGATCGAGTCATCGCTGAGGGCTCCGTTCTCGGCAAACTCGGAACTGTATTGCGTAAAGTCGAAGCCTTCGTTTGGAGTAGGCTGTTCAGCGTCTCCTTCATCTTCACCGCTCTGCCTCTGGCGAGTGAAGTTGGACTGGAGTTCGATGTACGCCTTCGCCAGTTCTTCTGGGGAGCCGAACTTGTCGGGCAACCATTCAGGCCGCTCCTCTTCTTCGGACTCCTCAGCCTCTTGTGGCTGTTCCTGCTCTTCGATTTTTTGGATGTCATCCTCAGAGTAGGGTTGTGATTCGTCCTTAACGATTTCTACTTTTTGGTATTCTGCCATTACTCAGCCTGTTGTTCTTGCTCCATTGCCTTTCCTGCCATCTGCATAGCTGAAGGACCCATTTGTTGCATCATTGCTTGTTGCTGTGCTTGCTGATCCGCAGCCGCAATTTCGTCTTCTGAGCGAACAAGGTTTTCAGTATTGATGCCGAGAGCAGAAGCACGGCGGTTCATGTATTCTCGTATGTTGACATACTTGCTAATAGCTTCTGGACCGAGAACCTGAGCAATCCCTGTAAGGTAGACATCCAGACGGTTGAGGTCATTCCCTCGGCCTAGAGCTTCGATGCCTGTAACAATTGCTGGGGTGATCTTGTCCCGTGGAATCTTGGGCATGTCACCCTTCTTTTCCATTCGGTCCATGACTCGATTGACGAGCGGAAGTTGGAACTCCTGACTCAAGACTGAGTAGATGCCTCCAAGCTGTCGCTCGATGGATTGGGTGACGAGACGGACTTCTTCGGCGGTGACTCGTTCAGCATTTCGGATTGTTGACTCGGTGAGCAGGAATGCGTATGAAAGCCGATCTTGGATCTGCTGCATCGCACTAAGAGCCACTTGGAAGTCAGCGGCCTTCTGAGTCTGAAGAACGCTAACGTCTGCCGCGCTGCCTTCTCTAATTGCACCATTGGGGGACTCCGCTAGGGTCCGTGCCCTAGTAGTTCCATTGGGATTGACGAGGAACAAGATCTTGGCAGACGCCGCAGAACCCTCGACAATAGAGCGGGTCAAGCCTTCGAGACTCTGAAGGTCACCATAGTATTGCTCAACGTAGCCGCGACCGTAGTCTTCGCCATCTACTCTCGTCATGCGGAGAGCAATGAAGGGGGACCTGTCCTTCTTGAAGACCTGTCGAGTCTCTTCGATAGTCCGACCACGGACTTCTTGAGTAACCTCTACGCGACCGTTCGGAAGGACCTCTTGCTTAGTGAACAAATCTACGCTGTCTTCGTAGTCCCCCATGTCTGACTCGACATAGGCACGGACATTCTCAGGCAGCACAGCAGGAGCAATAGACTCCTTCATGATGATGCACTGTGCGTTGCCCATAGGGTCACGCTTGACGATGTAGCGGTCTAGGTGGATAACCCGCATAGCACCATCGTCAGGCATGTAGAGGAGGGCGTTGCCCGTTACGACAAGATGCCGCAGGGCCTCGAAGGTCGCTACGCGGATATTGTTGACTTCGATCTCACGAGCTACTGCGTGTTCGATCTTAGACAGAGACTTCTCAATCTCTGCATTTACCTGAGGCCCCAGTTGACTGAGCTTGTCCTTTTCCTCCTGATTGAGGACAAGACGAAAAAAAGGGGCGTTAGGGGGGAGGAGAGACAGGAGGAGGGCAGAACTGAGGTTGTTAACCCCCCTAGCGCCCACTGACTGGAATGGAGTCGGAAACTTGCTAGCCGACTTGTCCCCTTCATCTGTGAGGATAGTAGGAACGGTGATCCGAGAACTGTCGCGCCCTCGCATCAAATAAGGAGATCGCTTTGCTTCACACTTGTAGTAGAGAGCAGCGATAGGACCTTGAGCGTTCATGCATTGACTCCAGAAGCATAAGACCCTGCGACAGCCCTAGCCGCAGAGCCTAGGCCCCCACCCAGGGGGATCATGAACTTGCGCTTCCCGGTGACCCCGCCGAGCGCCGTGCGTCGCTGACGAGCCCGTGTGCTGGGCCGTGCTTGACGCTTTTTTTCGAAAGGGGTCTGGGCAAGGATCGGAGGAGGAGAAATCGTGATGGGCGCAGGCGGTGGAGGCGGCGGCACTGGAGCGGGGGGTGGTGGAGCCATGCTCACCTTAGGGCTACCCAAACACATAACATTCTCCTGCCCTCACTTTAGGGCGATCTCATTCTGTTCAGTAAAGATGTGATTCAAGAACCGGACAACTGCTCGTTGTCCTGACACAAACCAGATCTGCTTGTGATCCCATTCAAGATCAGCGCAGGCTTCTGGAAAGCGGCGGTTAAGCTCCTTGAGCAAGTCCTCGGGGATCCGAGGAAAGGGAATCTCTTTGTTTTCCTTGTCACTCATTCCGTATAGTCACCCGTATTTTCAGAGCTGTAAGCGTAAAGCAAGATGCTGTAGTTGATTAAGTCAATTATGGTATCTTTAAGCTTCTCGTCCTCTACTTGAAACTTTCCGTTGTGGATGTAAGTAATGAGACGAGACAGCTTGTCCGTCATCCTCACAAGAAACCCTTGCCCCGTGCTTGTGATTCCCAGCTTCTCAACTCTAGTAAAGTTTAGAAAAGCATCACTTGAATCCTCTCCCCCACTGTAGTCGTGGTTCTTTCGTTGCATGAGAGTCCAAGCATGTGAAGTAAGAGTGTCGTGGATTTGCAGTAGCTGCTGTCTATTCATCAGGTGTCCAAAGCTTAACGGTTTCAGTTACTTGATCGTATTCTCCAAAGCGCAGGATCCTCGCAACTCGGGCCTGCACCAGCGCGTCATCGGCTGACAGTTTTTTAGACTCGTAGATCTCGACCACCTTCGCCCAGTCGGGCTGGTCCTTGAGCATGCGCTCGGCTCGCACAGGACCGATGCCGGGGCACCCGCTGTAGCCGTCTACGGAGTCCCCAGCGACGGCCTGCATGAGGTGGTTGAAGTCGGCCTGCTCCTGAGTGACCTCGACCACGCCGTCCTCAGGATGGTTGGGGTTGTAATGCAGACCAGGGACTGTCTTCAGATCCTTGTCAATTGTGACTACGATCTCGTCTCGTGTTTTGTGAGGAGCAGTAGCGAAGATGCCGAGCACATCGTCGGCCTCTAAAGTAGACATGCAGCTATACTCATACGTCTCCTCTACATACTGACGAAGTGCTGGGTATGTAAGAGGCTTGCGTTTGCCCTTACGGTTGGCCTTGTAGGTCTCTAGCACCCCCTTCCGCCAGTTCTGCTTGTGCGACAGGGCGATGAGGACTTCCTCAGCCTCCAAGACCTGCTTGAGGTCTGCTACCCAGCAGTCAAACTTCTGCCGAGCCTCTCGGAAGTCGCTGTGGAGGGTCCACATGTCGTCCCCCCAGTCATATGCTTGCTCACACGAGGCCGTGACCTCATACAGTACTACGTCTCCATCAATCAGTGCTCTCTTCTTCATCCTGATAACCTCCTCCCTTCATAGCTGATCGCGCAATCTCTACGAGACCAACGCAAGCGTGGTATGAACCGGCATATGAGATCGTCATATCCTCGGTCTTTTGTGTCTTTTGGGCCGCTCCCAAGAAGATCATCTCATCAAACCGTTCCTGAAGCTCCTTGATCATATCTTCAGTCGGTGTAAATCGCAGATCACTCATACAACCCTCTTTAGTGCTCGGATCCGTCGAATGACGGACTCCCTCATAGCAGAACGAATCGGAAAATTATAGTAGGAAACAGCAAGTTGGGCCTGCTTTTTCTTTTCAACCATATACGGTATGAGTTTGGATAGACAGTTGCGTGCTTTCTTGCCATATAAGCTCCATTTAAACACTGTTCTACCTGACTTAGTAAGTCTGGACTCTACAGCACACGTACCGCCGAACAGGGAGTGCAGCGTTTCGATTGTGATGCGAGAAGTAGACTGTACATCTAGACGAAGGGTGCCGTTGTGTATCGTGATGCACCCTTCGCCGTCGATCAGCCCTCCCGCCCAGGCACGATTAGTGAGTCTCTGCCCAATTGCGGCCAACTCGATACTCTCCATCGAGGGGGCACCTGAACCCAAGATTGGTTCCGGCATATACGATGGATTGAACCGCAAGTAGTCCGACATCATCTGCTACGTCCTCTTGAGCCTGTAACTGGATCTCGTCATGGATGTGTGCAACTTGCATTACTTCCTGTCGGAGATAGCCACGGCTCTTGAGATGTTTGTGAAGTAGGCACGTTGCCTCCTTCATGGCGATAGCCCCAGCAGATTGGAGGAGCGTGTTCAAAGCAGAGTGCTCGGATCTGATCCGAAGTTTTCTGCCGTCGATACCAATCAAGTGATCTTGAGTCTGGAGTCTGTACTTGATTCCGTCAAGAACTTTCTTAAGAGCAGGAATGCGAGAGAAGAAGGTAGCCTTCATCTCTTTACCTTCCTGCCTGCCGCCGCCAAGGATCTTGCCGATCTTCTCATCGCCAGCACCGTAGCACAGGGCGTAGATGAAAGTCTTAGCCTGATCCCGTGTGGGCAACCCGGCTGCTTCCTGGTTGACTGTGTGAATGTCGCCACTGAGGATCTCCTTAGTGTAGGCACCGTCATCAAACGGGAAGGTGTAATGGGCAAGGCACCGTAGCTCAAGTTGACTGGCGTCCACGCCGACCAGCCGATGGCCGAGCGGGACCGTGAACAGGGCACGGCACCTGTCGCCCCACGGAGCGCCCACACGGGGCACCTGAGCGACGTTGGGTCCACTGTGCGTGCATCGGCCCGTCACGGCCCCGCAGGGGTTCACGCGCCCATAGATGCGCCCGTCGCGCTCCAGCAGCATCCACGCCGCGTCGCCGTCAGCTAGCTGGCCGAGACGCTTTGCTACCGTGAGATACTCGACCATCAGCTTGGCCTCAGGGTAGTCTAGATCCTTGAGAACAGCCTCGTCCACCTTTGGCTTGCCCGTATCCGTGAACACTGTAGGCTCCCAGCCGTAACGGTCCTTGAGTCCCCTAGCGATCTGGTCACGGGAGCCTGGGTTGAACGGGATCTCCCGTTGTCTAGGCGGCCCTGCGATCAGGATGGTGCGGACATTGGACGGCGCGTCCTTCTTCCTCTCGAACTGGCGACCATCGAGAGGGTTGGTGTAGTAGGAAGGCGTCTTCATCTTCACTACTTCAGGTGGGAACATCGACTCCAGCTGGCGACGCAGCCTGTCTTTCTCTTCCAGAAGATCCGCATGCAGGTGCCTAGCGCCTTCGACGTTGAAAGCGAACCCGTTTTTCTCTTGTTGAGAGATGATCTCGGCGAAGTCGTGTTCCCGAACTACAGGGGACTCGTGAGGATCCTCCTTCTCGATCCTCTGCCACAGCGCCTGTGTGACCCTTACGTCCTGCTTGCAGTAGTCGGCCATCTCCGGTGTGAACTCATCCCATGAGCCCTCCTCGGCGAAGTCACCCTTGAGGATACCCAGTCTGACACCCCACGCCTTGAGGCTGTGCTTGCCTGCCAGCTTGGTGGGGAAGTCTAGACGAGCGAAGTCCTCGTTGGCAATGTCAGGCCACAGCATCCTGCACATGACCAGTGTGTCCCTGACTACACCCTCAGGCTTCCACCCAGGGTAAAGACGCTGGATCGCACGGATATCAAAGCTCTGGATGTTGTGCCCAACGATGACATCTGCTAGTCGCAGACGCTCTAGAGCTTCCTCTGTAGGAAGGATCTCTGGCTCGCCGCCGTTCTCCGCAAGTGCGATGCAGTGAATCGTCTTGAGGCCCAGCAGCGTGCGGAAGTCTGAGATCGTGTTCGTCTCAATGTCGAAGATGACGGTATTCATCAGCTTGACTCCCCAGGAACATCAACTACCTCAGGTGCGACCCACTCAGACAGGCGACCACTCTGAATGTCGTAGTCCAGAGTTGTCGCAATCCCAGTGTGACCAGAGTAACGGTTCTTCAAAACACGCATGGACATTAGGTTGCTCGTGCTCTCGTCCTGCTGATTGCGCTCACACCCGATCACGGCGTCAGACAATTGAGCTATGGCGTGGCTACCACGAAGCTGAGACAAGCTAGTCGTCCCGCCCTCTTCGTGTGACCGACCCTCGGGCCTGCGTAGGTGCGACACTAGCATCAGGTGAATGCCCGTCTCCTCACACAGCGACCTCAGCTTCGTCATGACGTTGTCGATCATGCGGCGCTCATCACCGTCCTCCAAGGCGCTCACCACAATCGACAGGTGGTCGAGCACTACATACCTACACTCCATCGCACGGGCCATGTAGCGCACACGACTGAGCAGGTTCGACGGATCGATGGATCCCCAGTGGTCATACAACACAAGGTTGCCGCCACCTACTGTAGCGTCAAACGCCATGCGCTTGGACTCGTCCGTGATCTCACGCTCTTCCCAGAAGTACGGAGGCACATTGAGTTCCAGACCCATGATGTTCTCAGAGGTCTTGCGGATGCTCTCCTCTAGAGCAATGTAGCCCACCTTCTCACCTTGCTTGATGAGGTAGTAGGCAATCTCTCTGGTGATGCTGCTCTTGCCGATGCCTGTGCCTGCCGTCAGTGTCACAAGCTCACCACTACGCATGCCAAACAGCTTCTTGTTCAGCCCGTCCCACGGGTACGGGAGGGAGCGACGAGCATCCTTCTTGATGATCATCTCCCACACTTCCTCGCCAGGGACAACACCGTCAGGACGATAGCTCTTCGCTCCGTAGATGGAGTCAACTAGCTCTCGAACCTCTCCATTCAGGATGCACTCATTGGCATCCTTACGCGGAAGACTGGAGACGATCTTGACCTTGCCTGGGCTGAGTTGCTGTGCTGCCTCCAGCGCCGCTGCTCGACCCTGAGCATCCTGGTCGAAGCACAGGATCACGCTCTCGAAGGACTCCAGCCACTCCAGGTTCTTGGCAATGATCTTGGAGGCCGACTTGGCCCCGTTCGGGATGGACACCACGGGCCACTTGAGGTTGAAGCACTGCGACAGGCTCAGTGCGTCAATCTCACCCTCGGTGATCGTCACCATCTTGCCGCCATCACGCCACAGGTGTGACCCGTAGAGGCCAGCCTTGTCAGGGTCTCCAACCCACCTAAACGTCTTGTCTTGGAACCGCAGCTTCTGCGCCACTACGGTCCCCTGTGCATTGCAGTAGTTCGCAACCTGGACAGGACGGCCCTTCCAGGTGCCCACGCCATACTTCCACTTCTTGCATGTCTCTTCGTCCAGCCCACGCTTGGGCAGTCCTGAGACTTGGTAGTCAATCAGATCAGTCATCTCTTTCTCCTTCTTTACAGGCGGCAGTTCGTCGCCGCGTTCGTAGTACTCACAACCAAAACAGTAGCCGTGCCCGTCACCATACCGAGCGAGATTGTCTCTGCTCCCACATTTCGGGCAGGGCTCGTGCCTGAGGAACTCCATATACCTCCAGGTAAATGCAGGGTATATCGGCAAACTCCTTCGACATACGTGCGCCTACCAACTGGTCATCGTCTTTCCAGACGACACCGTTGAACACATCGAGTGTCTTGAAGTAGTTGTCGATGTCCCCCCTCGGACTCGTCCGCTTACTTGTCTTGGGCTTGACGACACCAAAGATGACGTAAGCCTCAAGATCGCCACTCAGAGGGAACTCGACCGGCAGTTCCGTCTGATCCAGTAACACTGCCATCTCCTCACGGAACGCAGTGTATCGTTTGCCATAGTATGGCCCGCCCCACCTCGAAAACCTTGGCCTCGAAGCGGGGACGGGAACTATGTCGATCCACAAACGCCAGAGATCACCCTGGCGTCTGATGCGGATCTCAGAAGTCGAAGGGACCGTCGCCTTCTTCGATCTCTTCTTCCTGCTCTTGCTTGCTTTCGCCACTGCTAGTGAATCCCTCTTCCTTGGAGAACGACCACGACTCAGCACCGCCGCCGCCAGAACTCTTGAGTTCGATCACCTGCACTGCCTTAAGACGCAGCGTGACGCCAGTGCCCGCCATGGCGGTGCTGTATGGCACCACCTCTGCACCGACCTTGATGCGCGAACCGTTGCCGATGATGTCCGTGCAGGGCTGCAACTGGCTGTCGAAGAGAGCAGGACGCTGCTCCCATCGTTCACCACGCGACTGACCTACAGCACGCAGCTTGAACTTGATCTGGTAGTCACCAGTCGGCTTGCCCTCCTGGTCCGTGTCCTCCTTGATCGGCATCGGAGCCTTCTTGTTGGACTTGCTCTCTCCACTGGAGATGAACTCCTCCAGCTGTGCGGCCAGCAACTTCTTGATGTTCTGCGTCTCCTCCTTATTGAGGATCAGCTTCACACTGTAGCTGCCGTCCTTGTCGAACTTCGTATCTGGCTCGTTGAGGTGCGGCCACAGGGCCGTGCCTACGGGAGTCGTAAAACGCTGATAACGCTTCTTCATCTGTCTCTCCTAATTAAAGTAGTACTTACTACTTAGGACTTCGGAAATGTTGAGCCGCCCACGGTTGGGCAGGCTCGGCAACGATACACCGGAGGGTAACTGGATTGCAAGCTGCTGGGCCAGATTCTGTAGCTGGTCCTGCTCGCCGAAGATATCGACTGTTGCTTCCCTCACACTCTGATGCATCACCTCGGCCTGAGTTGACAGAACACCAATCGAATCATGAATCGTCATGACCGACTGTATTCCGTGACTCTGAGCGAGATTCATGGTATGCCCCAGCAGACCACCAGCCCCGTCGAGGCTGTGGATCCAGTTGGGACAGATGGCGTTGACGGTCTTGCGACTGTTAGTCTGACCATTGGGTATACGTAGGCGGTGCTGACGCAATGTGCCCCCGACCATTGTCTTGATGGTGTAGGGGTTCGTGTTCTCGTAGTGCATCTTGACAGGGAAGCCGAGTGGCGTAGTCCACCGTGGGATTACGTCGTTCTGCACAAACAAAGCAGCCACGGAACGCAGCCAGTCCATGCCTACTTGTGCTGACTGCACTACTTCACCGATACTGCCCCAGATCTTTTCAGCTAGGTAGTTGCAAGGACGGTAGGTCTCATCTCCGAACGGGCTGACCTTACCTGACTTGACTCTCTCGTAGAACCACTCGGCTGTGTATGTGCGGCACGAGAAGAAAGTAGACCCGTAGCACAGCGTCATCGTCTGACGCTTAGTTGTCTTGCGGTCAATGCCAAACTGAAGCCACTTGTCCCCGTAAGGGTTGTCGTCTTCGAACAACTTCTTGCGGACACGGTCAGCCACCTGTTGGTAGACATCTTGCGGGATGTCATGAGGCGTGACGTTGGTTGC